AGGTCCGCCTTCATCCAGACGATGCTGACCGTCGCCAAAGCCGAGGACGTAGCGGCGGAATAGAGGACATAGGGCCGGGCGACGCTGCCGATAGCCGCGACGATGCGCTCGAGCGAGATCGGGAAGTTCATGCCGCTGTCCTCTGTCTGGCCGCGCGGGGCCGAACCGGAGCGGCCTCGGTTGCCCAAGCTAACCGCGCCGTCAGATCGTCAATGGCCTTCGCCATGTGCCGGATGTCGGACTTCATCTCGGCAACGTCCGATCCCATCGTGGCCAAGGAATCGTGCCCCTTCTCGACCGTCGCGACCCGTTGAAACAGTCGCCCCATAGCAAAGGCGATCACGGTCGTCTGAAGCAGAACGAAGCCTGCGAGCGAGGCGAGGGCGATCCAGGCGGAAGGGCTCATCGGCGGTGTCTCGCTCTTGGTCCAAGTTCAGGTTCAGGCGTTTTCGAGCGCGGCGACGCGGGCGGTGACGGACGCCAGCTCCCGGCGCAGCCAGGCGGCTTCGATCACGCTGCACTGGCTGTATCGCAGCGCACCGCGCGTCTCGCCGGTCGGCTCCATCTCGGTGTAGGTCTGTTCGTATTCCTCCATGACCGGCACGGTCTCGGTCTTTGCCCGGCTGATCATCCGGGGGACGGGGGCCATGCGGGGGATGGGGTCGCCCTCGACCAGTTCGCCGGTCTCGGGGTCTTCGGCAGGCTGCGGCGTGTCAAAGATCAGCTCGCCGTCCTCGTCCCTGATCTGGACGCTGTCGAAGACCGGCTGGGCAACCGTGCGGACGCCCCTCACCAGCACCGGAGCGCCGTCGATCATGCGGACTTCCTCGAAGGGCTGCTCGACCTCCTCGGTCTCTTGGACCTGCTCGAAGACCGGCTGGCCCTCGTCATCCAGAACCGGGATCGTCTCGGTCTGGCCCTCGACCGGCCGCGTGGCCGTGCGGGTCTTCTCGACCGGGGCCTCCAGGACATCTTCGCACCAGAGGCCATACCGGGCCGGGTCCAGCCCCTCGGCCTCAAACGCCGCCTGGATCGACTGCCACGAATAGCCGATGTGAAGCCGGGCCGCGTCGCCCTTGCGCTCGAAGGAGTCCTTGTCGCGATAGACGATGGCCCGAACCGCCGACCACGCCCGATGCTCCGCGTCCGACAGGTCGCCGCCCTCGCGCAGCACCTTATAGCGTTCGTCCGAGGTATTGATCGTCCCCGTGCCCGCGAAAATCGTGGCCCAGCGGAGCGAGCCGCTGCCGAAGTTATAGGCGTTGTCTGAGTTCGGGGTGATGTTGCCAGATGACTCAACGGTCAGCCGGGTTATGTTGTTTGTGCCGAACGACAGACCAGATGCGCCGGTCGTCGCTATGTTGATCGTCTGCGCGCCGGTCGTCGTCATGGAAGTGGAAGTGCTGTCAGCGTAAATGCTTAGGTAACGAACGCCATTGACCCCCATGTCCAAATAAGCGCCGTTTCCGGTCGCGCTGTTCAGTTCAATGGCCGACTGACCGGACGACGACACACCGAGGATGCGCCCCGAATAGCCGCGACCGAACACGTCTGGCGAACTCGTCCCGATTCCGACGTTGCTTGACGCGTTGACGTGGAGCCCGTTTCCAGCGCCAGCAATACGGAGCGTGAAGGCCGAGGAATCAAGAGTGCAGCCGCCGTAAGACCCGGCCACGCGGTCAAAGACCTGCATGATCGAATTGGAACCGGTGCCCCCCGGAACAAACTCAAAGCCGTTTGCGCCGCCCGAAACGACCAGTTTGTTGGCGGGCGAAACCGTCCCGACCCCCACGTTGCCGGCAAAGTATGCCCCGCCGTTCCGTCCAATGGCAGCAACGTCTCCCCCGAAACTGCTGTTGAAGACCAGCGTGTCAGAAAGACTGCCCACCCCGGCGGACATATAGAGCCGCATGAAGTCGGTCCCGTTAGACCGCGTCAGTTGCAGGCCCTGGGCAGCGGCGTCGCTGGCTTGGGCCAGATGCAGTTTGGTCGCGGGTGTAGCCGTCCCGATGCCGACGTTGCCGCCGGTTAGGATGGTCAGGCGTTCGCTGCCGGACGCGGAGAAGGCAAGCCGGGTCGATGATGCTGGGTTAGAAATCGTCCACGACTCTACGCCGTCTTGGAACAGTTGGAGCGTCGCGCCAGTTCCCGACGTGCTGTTAATCAACATTTGCCCGGAGGGACTCGCAACGCCGTTCCCGACTTTGAGAGCGCCAACCACATCGAGTTTGGTTCCAGACGCCGGTGAACTTGTCCCGACCCCCACGTTGCCGCTGGCATCCACCCGGACCCGCTCCACCCCGCCGGTCGAGAGCCCCAGAAGGTTGTTTCCCGGCCTGAAGAACCCGGTGTCGAGGTCCGCGGCAAAGGAGATGCCCGGAGCGCCAGCGGTGCCGTCCCCAGCCGCCGAGACGGTGCCGGTCGGGCCAACCGGGCCGATCTGGCCGACTTGATTCACGTTGACGATCTGGTCAGCGATAGTGAGTGCGATGACGGGCATTAGACCGTGACCCCCGGCTCGATGGTGAAGGTGCCCTGAAGCAGGCGCGTCTTGATCAGCCCGCCGCCGGTGACGATGAAGTCCCAGTAGAGCTCCACGTCGGCCCCTTGCTTCACCCCGTTGGCGGGATAGGGCAGGAGCGCGTCGATGGTCGCCTCGTCGATCTGAAGGATGATGGTCGAGGTCGGCGCGACGTAGGAGCAGGAAATCCCCTGACTGCCCGCCAGGGCGTTGCCCAGCGTGATCAGGGCCGCCCCTGGCGCGTCCTTGTAGGCGCGGACCTGGGCAGCGAAGGTCGCCGCCGAAAAGTCATAGTTCGCGACCGTGATCGGCTGGACGAACGGCGCGTTTCTGAACGCCCTCAGCGGGACGTTGCCGGGCTGGATCATGGGGTCATCCTTGCATCGGGGTCACGGACAGGAACCGGCGGCGGATGTCGCCGTCTGCGGTGTGTCCGGGGTCAAAAGCGATCTTGTAGGTGTAGGTGCCCGCGCCAGGGTCATCGATGAAGTCGAGAATCCATTGCCTCGAGAAGACAAAGCTGGTCGCGGCGGCGAGCGTAGCGACCGGCTGCTGCGTAGTCTGGGCGTTAATGATTTCGCTTCCGTCGCGGTAGAGCCGCAGGATGCCGACGACCGACGCGCTGCCTTGCGGGCTCAGATCGCAAGTGAACGAGGCCCGGATGATGACCTTGCCGCGCGTAACGACCACGCTGGCGACCGTTTGAAGGTCTTTCTCCGCAGCCGAGGCCGTCCAGTTTACCGTGCCCGTCGTTAGCGCCGCATAGACCGGCGTGATAGCCCCGGACTGAACTTTTGCCGTCGTAACCGCATCGGCCCCGAGCTTCGTCGCGCTGACGGCCCCGTTGTCGATCTGGGCCGCGCCAACCGTGCCAAGTTGAGCTAGCGCCCCGACCGGCAGGGCTTGCGCGCTGCCGATGGCTGTCTTCGCCCCTTCGTTGCCCGTCCGGTCAACGGTCGCCGCCCAGAACCAATAGGTCGTGGATGCGGCCGGGACATAGAGCGTCGCGTTGTCGGCCAGAACCGTTCCGACCAGGGTTGCCGATCCGACGACGTTTGAGGTGTGCCGGTAGATTTTCACATGGTCGAAGTCGTCGTCTGTCGGGTTCGTCCATGCCGCGAAGATGGACCCGAGCTGGCCCGTGATCGACGGCGAGGTGATGACGCCCGGAGGGGTCGTATCGCCACCCGCCGCAACGCTCGACGACCACGACGACCACGCCGCCGAGAGCGTTCCCGTCCGGCTCAGGGCTTTGACGCGGTAGCGATAGGTCGCGCCGGTCGTCACAATCCGGTCGGCGATGGATGCTTCCGGGGCCGCGAACTGCGTCGTCACCGTCCCGTTGTCGATCTCGACCACATAGGTCAGGGCGCTGGCCGGCGGGGTCCAAGAACCCGACAGGCGGCTGACCTGGCTTCCGTCCGCGACGATGCTGGTCGAGATCGAGAGCGAAGGCGTCCCGGCGACGTTGCCCGGCGTGATCGGCACCACGTCGCCCGAGGTCAGCCCCGGCGCGGTGTAAGGCCCCTTCACCAGTTGAGCGGACGGCACACGTCGGACCGAGAAATAGGTGATCCCGACGTAATAGGCGGTGCCCCCGATCAGGCCGTTCACATCGACCGTCGCGATGGTCGGCGGGCCGGAATAGGCTTGCAGCCACGGGCCGGAGCTCGAGGTGCTGTATTCGATCAAGACCGCGCCGATGTTGTCGCCGACCGACGCGCCGGTGACGACCAAGCCCGGCTGCTGGACCCCGCTCGCCTCGACCGGCCGGGCAACGATAGTCCAGTCGCCAGAGACCGGCGTGGCGGGGATCGGATCGACGGCTGTGAGCGAAGGCGTCGAAGGCGGGCTCGCGGCCTGGCCCAAGGCCCAAGCGTGTTTCGCGTCGGTTTCGGAGCGGACGTCGAGCGTGACGACGGCGCTTGAAGGATCGAAGGACCGCTTGAGAACGACGAACTTCTGCCCGTTCAACCCAAGCTCGGGCTCGTTGACCGTGAACGCATCGCCAGCCCGGAGGCCGAGGAGGTGCGGCTTGCAAGGGATCGAGGCCTTCAAGCTCTCGCGGGCGTTGGCCAGGCCGTAGGCCGCGAGCTCCGCGCCCTGCTTGGCGTCCCCGACGTAGCGATAGGGAACCTCGCGGGTCCGCGTCTCGCCGCCGTCCTCGGTAACGTATGTGGCCGAGGTCACCGCGCCGAGGGCGACCTCCTCGAAGCCCTGCGCCTCAAGGCGGACCCGGGGGACGACCGTGTTCGGCCGATCCCGGCGCGAGGCCATCACGTTGAGGCTCACCTGGCCGACGATATCCGCGCCGGTCAGGGTCAACAGCGAGGTCCGGGGGGCCTCGACCATGCAGCTGATCTGGGCGCCCCGGTTCAGCAACACGCCGCCGCCGGCCTGGAGCATCGCGGACAAGACCTGCCATTTGTCGTCCGCGGTCGTCCACTCGCCGGCAATCGCCCAGCTGTTTGCGGAGCAGACGTTGGCCCCCTCGACGAAGGCCGCGATATCGACCGCCGCGTCGGGAGCGCCGACGCCGGCCAGCCGCTTCGTCCGGTCGATTGTTCCGTCCGTGTTGAGCTTGAAGTGCCCGCGGACAAACGCGAGGGCGTGAAGATAGGGGTCCTCGGTATAGACCCAAGTGCGCCAGTCATCGCGCCGTTGAGCGCCCGACCCGCCGGGATAGGTGGAGTCCGCGCGCGGGTCCCAGAGCTTCATGCCATGCAGCGTCCAGAGCGGGGCGGGAACACCGCCCTCGTAGCTGGCGCGCTTGGAGTTGTTCTTCATCGTCCAGAAGGTCTGGGCGAAGCCGGGGAGGGTATGCGAGGAGGTCCATTCGGTCATGGACGGGGAGCCGTCCGCGACGCCCGTGGGCGGGCTCAACCAGGCATCGGTCGGCAGGCCCAGCCGATAGGTCTGCCACATCTTGTCCTTGTAGGGCTCGACCGCCGCCGCGAGGCCCTGGGCATTTGGGAAGGTGACCGCGACCTTGTTCGCCGTGAACGCCTCAACCGACTGGATCGGGCCGAGCGACAGGGCCACGGCGAACGAGAGATAGAGGTTGTCCTTGCCCCAGACGTTGGCGTGAAGCTGCCGGCCGGCAACGCCGAAGCGGCCCATCACCCCGGAGATCGGAGCGGCGGGGTCGGCCTTGAACTGGAGCGGCGATCCGCCGGCCCCGACCCGGGGAACCATCAAGGCCGACGCGGCGGCACCGAGCGCGAGCGCGCTTGCCGCGCCGACGATTGCCCCGGCCTGAACCCAGCTCAACCCGGTCGTGACCGCGACAAAATAGGACGCGCCCATGCCGATAGCGGCCGCGGTGCCGGCAACCCAAGTCACCGCCGATGCCGCCGCCGCCAAGACCATGGGCATCAGATGGCTCTCCAGGCGTGTGAGTATTTGAGCGGCTGGATGATCGCGCAGGTCCCGTCCGCGCCGCCCCAGAACGCGAGCGCGCGGCCGTTTCCGACCGCTACGGCTAGGGCCACGGCCCCGCTTTCGTCCGCCGGGAGCGCCATAATATCGCCCGCCAGGCACATCGCCGGGGCGATCCTGGGGAGGCCGATTGCATCGACGGCGCTTGAGAGGCTGTCGTGCCCGAGGGATTTCAGAACCCGGGCCGCGCCTCGGGGCGAACCGTAGCCGCCGGCCTTCAAGAGCGAGACCTTCACGCCGAGCTGCTTCAAGCAGAACACGGCCATTCGGGCGCAGTCGTCCTTCCCGTAGGAGAGCGGCTTGCCGAGGAAGCGGTCAACGGTGGCCTGTGCCGCCTGTTGCCGGCGGATCATCGGGTTCATCAGAACGACACCCCGAATCCGCCGTCGACGCTCCCGCCCCCGCCGCCGCCGCCAGCAAACCCGCCGCCGACCGCCGTGCCGCCCGTATTGGTCCGGCCCCCGATGACGTCGGAGACGACCGCCGGGCGGGCCGCGTCATAGCCCCAGGGCAGGTCACGCTGGACCGCGATGACGAACGAGGCCCCGAGGGCTCCGGGATAGACCGACTGGATGAAAGCGTTGTTCAGGCGCTGGGCTTCGTTGGCGTCGAAAAGCCGCTCCCAAGCCGAGCCGACGTTGAAGCTGATCCGGGTGTTGTTGCGCCCGACCTCCGCATCGGCCGTGTCGATCTCGCCGAGGAAGAGCAGTTCGGGCTGGCCGATCAGCGCCCCGGTCGTGGGATTGACGGCACCGAACCAGATGCGGACGCGGGAACCTTGGTTCAGCGGGTTGGTAATGCTGGCGAAGGCGGACAGGCTCTCGGGCAGAACGCTGATCCGCACCATCGGCGCTTCGGTTCCGACCTCCTCGTTCATGCTCTCGATCATGTCGAGGGTGCCGTAGAGCGAGTGCTTGCCGAGATACGTCTCGCCGTTGAAGACGACCTCGCCCGCCCCGTCGATCAGCCGCACGTCACCGGCCGGGAGCTCAATCTTGAGAAGCAGGCAGACAAGGGGGGCCGCGCCTTGGAGCGCCGTATTAAGCGAGGCGTCCAGGGCCATCGGTCATTCTCTCTCGGTGATTGTGAACGAGAGCCCGACGAACATCCCGCGATCCAAGGTCCAGGACGTTTCATCGCCGGAGAGGAAGCCCTCAATCTTGGGGGCGGAGAAGTTGACCGCCGAGTTATCGGCCGGCGAGCGGCGGATCATGGGATTGATCGCGAGGTCGGCCATCACATCGGCGGACGCCATTTTCTCGGTCGCGACCTGGTAGAGATAGAGCTGGCCGGAGACCGTGAGATTGAACCACTGGCCGACCGTGGCGACGTAGGAGGGCGAGAAGCCGTCAAGGTCGAGCAGGGAACCCAGCTGGCTGGCCCCGTTGACGAGCGGCGATCCCGGCACCCCGACGACAAACTCGGGCTGTGGCAGCTCGAAAATGACCGTGTCCGCCTCGGCGGAGGTAAGGGCCGCGACCCACTCCATCGCCTCGGTGTAGGGCATCGGCTGCATTTCGATATCCGCGGCCCAGCGCGAGCCCAGACGCCGAACCCGCGTCTCGGGGCCGTTGAACGTCGGGCGCAGATTGCGGCGATGGCTTACAAGCCGGGTCGTGATCGAAACCGGCGCGGCCGTGGCCGGGAGCGTTATCGGCATCAGAGGAACCTTTGACGGCTGCGGCGCTGGGCGCTGGCCGCGTCGGACCGCGTCGCGCCATAGGCGCCGGCCGCCGCTTGAGCCGCCATCGGGGCGGAGACGCGGGCGGCGGTCCCCTCGACATAGGCGTTCAGACCGTCGCGGTCGGCGGTGATCCGAACCTCAACGCTTTGAGCGAGGGACTGGACAAACGCCTGCCCGCTCGCCCGAGTCGAGGCGGCTTGATCACGGGCCGTCGCCGTCGCGCCTTGCAGGCCCACGGTTTCGGACGACCGCGACGAGCCTCCCCCGCCACGAAGGCCGAAGGTGGCGAGCAGGGCGACCATGCCGGCGACAACCGGGAAGGCGAACGGCCCGAGCATGGCGAAAATCCTGGCCGCGCCCTCGGCCGCCGCCGCCGCGCCACGCGTCATGCTGTTACCGACCGCCGACGTCGTCTGCTGGGTGTCCAGCATCATCGACTGAACCGCCATCGCAAACTGGAATAGCCGGTAGCCCTGCTCGGCGGCGTGAAGAACCTTGTAGCCGTCCGAGCCCTCCTTGAAGAAGTCCTTGGCGGCGTTCGTCAGGTCGCCGTAGTTCTGAATCTGGGCCATCGCCCGCTCGCGGTCGGCCTGGGCTCCGCTGAGTCGGAACTCGCTCTCGGCAAGATTGATCTCCGCCAGACGAGACTGGTAGCCCGTCATGACCGTGAGGAGGTCACCCATCGCCCGGCCGGTCTCGCCGAAGGCCTCGGCCATGCCCCGGGCGGCGTCCTGCGCGAGCCCGTCGATCAGTTTCAGTTCGTCGGCGAGGACTTGGAGCGGGGGCAGCATTTGGACGACGGCGTTCAGCTGGTTGAGGCTGATGTTCTCGGTCCGCATCATGACCTCGCGGTCGCCGGCGGAGCGGCCCGTGGCGCGGTTCCGGGTAGAGCCGGCCTCGCCCGCTTCGCGCATGATCCGGCGCTGGGCGGCCGACGTAATGCTCGCCCCGAGCGCGCCTAGCTGCCGGTCAACCAGCGCCCCGCCCTCGGCCATACCCGCCGCCATTTCCTGCGCGAGCCGAACGCCAGCCCGGCGCGCGGCCCCCGCGTTCTGGTTGCTGATCTCGCCCAGATTGACGGCGCTGATGGGCGAGAGGCCGTTTGCCGCGCTGAACGCCGGGTTGACCTCGGCCAGCGCCTTCGCGGCCATGATCACGACATTGATGCCTTCGCGCGCCTTGTTGAGCATATTCTCAACGGCGCGGATCGTCGCGTTCGCCGCGGAGATTGCGAGGTCGCCGATGACGGCGGGAAGGTCGCCCCAGATCGCGGTGATTCCTCGATACGCGCCGATAAACGCGCCAACCATGAACTTGACCCCGTCCAGGACAAACCGCGTGGCCCGGTCCATCGTCTCGGAGAACCAGTCGCCGATCTTCGTCACGGTCGGCCCGATCTGATCCCAGATCACGTCCTGCAAATAGCGGAGCGAGCCGACGACGACGTCGCCCATCGTCACGCCCTTGTTCTGGACGTTTTCCAGCTGGTCGGCCGTCAGCCCCAGGCCTTCGGTGAGGTCCCCGGCCTCTTGGTTCAACGCCCGGGTGGCGAGCGCCAAGGAGCCGCCGATAACGGCCGCCGCAGCCGCAGCCGCCGCGATGAACGGCAGGAGTGGGGCCATCGCGGTCCAGATTGCCGCGCCCGCTTGGAGCATGACAGCCTTGACACTCGTTCCCGTCCGCTGCGCCGCCATCTGGAACGTGTCCAGGATTTGCGGCCCCTGCTGAATCGCGATCATCAGCGGGTTCATCCCCATTGCCGCCGTCACCCCGATGTCGGTGAACTGGCGGGCGAGGTTGAGGCCCTCGGTGGCCGTGAGGCCGAGCGAGCCGCGCGTGGTCGCCAGAACGCCCTGTTGCTGGCGGAGGGCGACGTTCATCGTCCCGACCGCGCCCCCGGCATGGCGCGCGGCAACGCCGAGCCCGTCCGTCGCGTGTTCCGCCCGGTCGGCGGCGGCCGCCATGTCGTTGAGACGATCCTCGGCCAGCTCCGCCTGTTCGGACGAGATAACGAGGCCAAGGCGGGCGAGGTCGGTCATGCGCTCTCCTTGGCCTTCGGCGGGTTATGCTTGGCGGCCTGTCCGCGGATCATCGACAACACGCCTTTGCCGTCACGGACGTTGACCGTGTTCGACGCGGGCGCGGGGTTAAGGATCGGAAGGACGGCTTGATCGAGGCGGCGGAGCAGGCGCACGTCCCAAGCGGAGAGGGGCGTCAAGGTCTGGCGCTTGAAGGCCTCGATCTCGGAGAAGGTGATCGGGTTGGCGGCCATGCCGACTTGCCGGGTTCCGGCGAGATCGACGAAGGCTTGCCAGACCGGCCCGAGCGGTTCGGGGAAGTCCGGCAAGTCCCGGCGGTTCGCGTAAACGGCCTCGGCGAAGGCGATCAGGCTTTCGGCGAGGCCTTCATGAAATTTGCGCGGTCGTCGATGAACGCGCGGGCCTGGGCCGTGATCCAGGGGAACCGGGTATAGAGCGCCCGGGCCTCGGCTTCCGTGCAGTCCGGGGTCTCCCCGGCGATCTTGATGCCGTCCCAGGCCACGGTGGCGCGGGCGAGATATTCGAGCTCGTTGGCGCGGGCCAGTTCCGCCGTCACCCGCATCTGGCCCTGGTTCTTGAGGTAGCGGTTCGTTTGGCGCGTCGCGATCACGGTCAGGGCGTCGCTATCGGCCCCCAAGAGCGTGATCGTGATGGGCTTCCCGTCGTCTTGAAGAAGCGGGGAGCCGTCCGGGCCGCGCAGTTCGAGCGCCGCGCCTTGGTTTGCCAGATCGGCGGTGTCGAGGGTGGAGAGGTCCATCGTGTGTCCTGTCAAAAGGACGGCGGGTGCGACCCGCCGCTAAGTTTGGGGGGAGTTTGGGTCTTGAGGTCGGGCGGTCTTAGGTGCCGCCGACAACCGCGGTCGAAAGGACCTCATGCTGTGCCGTGTCGATGGCGCAGACGAAGACGCGCTTGGAAACGCCGTCCGCGCCCCGGGCGGCCTTGGCGGAGAGAACCCGGACGCCGAAATAGACGACCGTGTCGAGGTCGTTGTTATCGGCCCCGTCGGCGGCCAGGATTTTCACGGCGTAGAGCCGGCGGGTGGCGGCGTAGCCGATCATCAGAATCTGGCCCGGGTCGAGCGGATCGTCGGCGCAGGTGATCGTGATGTTTCCCGGGTTGGCCGCGCCCTTGAGCTGGCGGGTCAGGCCATCCGCCAGGGGCGTGAAGGAAACGACCGCGCCCTCCGGCCCGTGGTCGGAAAACGACTCGACGTTGCCGATGTCGACATAGGTGAGGGACGTATAGGCCGAGGGGGTGCGGTTGGTTTCGACAAGCGCCGCGTTTGCGACGGAGACGACGGCGCCAATGCCGTTTGAGATGGCCATGATGATGGCTCCTTTCGATGGTGAACGAAGCCGGAGCCCATCTCGGCGGCAGGGCGGGTCCTTGGCCGGTCAGGGCCAGCGGAAGAAGGCGCGGGGCCTTAAGCGGCAACCCACGGGATAGTGACCGGAACGCGGCTGTCGGCGGCATCCAGGAGCGGTGAGGAGGCGTAGGGCTGGCCCGCAATCCTGACGCCGTTGGCGAGCGCGAGAGCCTTGGGGAAGTGATCCATCACGTCCGAGGCCAAGCGCATCAGGGCGGGGATGCCTTGGCCTTTCGGCCCGACGACCGTGACCTGAAGGATGCCTTGATCCATCCGGCCGGCTTTGAGCCCTTCCCAAGCGGGGCGATTGTAGAAGATCGAAACCTCAAGATATTTACCCGAGTCCGGGGGCGTGAACGGCACGTCGGGATAGGCGATTGGCAGGGCCGGGGAACCGACCGCCAGGGTCGAGCAGCGGGCGAGGAGCGTCGTTGCGATATCGGCGGGGTCGGACATAGGGCTTAACCTCCCGACCGGGCCTGCGCCTCGGCTGCGACTTCGGAAACGATGCGCTGCCACTGTTGAGCGGCGAGGGCGACGAAGCGATCCCCGGGCTGGCCGCGCGATCCGTATTCCCGGGGCCTGGCGTAGTTGGCCGTGTAAGCGACCGTGATCGGGTCGGTGATCTCCGCCCCATTGATCACGAGATTGATCTGGCCCGCGTCATAGGCAAAGGCGAGGACGCCGTCCGGCTTGCCCTGCAACGGGGGGAGAACCCCGGTCGTAGTGGCAACCAGCGAGGCGCGGAGGAAGCCCGTGTCGACCCTCATATTCCCGCCGGCCGCCCGGGGAACTTGCATGGCCTCGACCACCCGCTGGGCGCTCTCCCGATAGACCGCATCGGTCCGGGCCTTGGTCTCCCGCACCCAGGCGTTGACCTCGGCGGCGAAGGAGCCTTGGGCCATTAGAGGGGCTTGAGCCCGCCTTCTTGCGAACCGAGGACCGCCAGGGACAGCACGTCCGGCTCGATCAGGTCCTTGTCCTCGCCTTCGTATGCCGCGAGAAGCGCCTCGGCGAGCGCGACCTTGTCCGCCGGCGCCGCCTCCTCAATCGCTTCGAGGATTTCAACGAGCGTCATATTCGGCATCGTATTTCCTGAAGATCGCGAGCAGGGCGGGGTGGATGCGGCCGTGTTCGGCCAAGGGGCGGGACATATAGAGCGAGAAGGCCTCGGCGACATATTCCTTGTCGTTCGCGCCGCTGTAGTGCGAGAGCGCGTATTGCCAGCCCGTTTCCCGGGGCCGGTATTGCGCCAGGAAGCGGTCGATCTCCGGGCCGATCCGCTTGTCGACCAGATGCAGGACGTGCCCGAACTCGTGATAGGTCGTGACAGACCGGGTGCGATCCCCAGATAGGGAGGAGATCGACCAGCCGTAGCGGCCGGCCTCGACGGCGTTCATCGCGGCTTCGGCGTCCGGCGCGGTCTTGCCGGGCGATTTCTTGCGCTGCTCAAAGGCCAGCCGGGCCTCTTTGGTGTATCGCGGCGAGCCGAGTTCGCCCATCGCGGTCTGGCGGTCGGCGTCTTTCTGGTCGCCGAACTTCGTCGGCATATGGAACGCGGCGTAGGTGTTGCCGTCACGAAGGCGGCCGGAGAAGAGGGCGGCGTTCGCGTTCCTCGGGGCGCTGACCCGGAACGGCGCCCCGCTGCGGGTGATCGGCCCCATGAAGTCCAGCGGGGCCAGGCCGAAACGCTCGACGACCTCGTGGGCCGCGTTGAGCGAGGGAGCGATGTTGCGGATCGCCATGCCGCTTAGGTCGGCGTTCAGAGCGATCCCGGCGGCGCGGATATAGTCGCGCGCTCCGGCCGCATCCTTGGGAAGCCGGGCGTCTCGGTAGCCGGTCGGTCGGGGCGGCGGAGCCGGAGCCGGGGGCGGGGCGGGCGGGGCGACAGGAACGGGCTCGGGGGCCGGAAGGGGCTCAACGGGCGCGACCGGCGGTGCCGGGGGAACGCGAATAACCGGCGGGACGGCCGGGGCGAGATTGGAGAGAAAGTCGATGCGATATTCCACATCGCAGCGGCAGTTCACGATCTCCCCGGCCCCGGCCCCGAGGCTGGTGTCGAGGGGATAGCGCATCCGGGCGCCGGAAGGCGTGACGAACGGCTCGCGGAAGGCGACGGAGTCCCCGTTGAGCGCGCGGTGGGTATGACGGACGCGTAAGTCACCGGCCGAGCGCCAGACTTTGCGGACGGCGCTCTCGGCGACCTGGCCGGATTCGATGGCCTGGCGATAGGCCTCGTGCTTGGCGGCCTGGAGAGCGGACAAGGCCTCGACCCGCCCGATGGTATCGCCCCGCAGTTTGAGGAGGCGGGATTCATAGGCCAGGATCGCCTTGCGGATCGTCGCGGCCGGCGGCGCGGTTTCCTCGCGGATCGCCCGCTCGATTGTCCGGTCGAAACGCTTGTCCCGTTGTTTGCGCCCCAGATAGGCGCGCAGGGCGGCCGGATCGCCGGAGGCCAGTTCGGCCCGGGCGTTGCGAACATAGCCCTCCTGCGGCCCCGAGAGGCCCAGGATGCCCCCTTCGCGCTTGCCGGTCGCCCGGTTGAGCGTCCCGACGATGCGAAGCGCCGCCGTCCGGGGGTTGACGCCCGCCTCGAGGCTATCGCGGAGAGAGGCGCGGGCGGCAGCGCGCTGGTCTTCCGTGATCCGGGTGATCAGCTGCGAGGAATGGTCCCGGAGCCATTGTTCGGCCGCCGGGTTCCGGCCGGAGAAGCGCACGACGAGGGCCGAGCCGTCCGGCTTGCGCTTGGGGAAATCTTCAATCGCCGCCTTGCCGCCCTCGGTCTGGGCGTTGC